TCAAAGCACAAAAGTTAGAACTCGATCAACAAAAATTAGCATCACAATTAATTAAAGAAGATGACGCTAAAGATACACAAAAAGAAAAACTAGCAACACAAATATTACAGCAAGGAATTAAAAGATAATGGCAACCCCTAATATGCCTTCTTCGGCACAAGATATTATTAATAACTTTTTATCAGGTGGATATGCAAGTGAAGCACAAGCTAACCCCTACAGAGTAGATGTCGATCCTTTTCGACCACCAAAGTCTGATGATAGTGAAGATAATAAACCTGATAATGATCCATGCCCTGAAGGTTATGTTTATGATCCAGTAGTTCAAAGTTGTGTTCCGATTGTAGAAGAAAGAGATCCACAAGAGGGTGATGGTGATACTTTAGGCGAAGATCCTACTACAAGAATGTTACGAGATATGCGTAATGATCCTACAACAGGATATGGTGCATCAAATATTTTAGATGACTATATAACTGAAGGATTAGGACAAGGTACATTTTTAAAATTTGATCCTAACATAGGAAGATTAGGTGCTGGTTCAATTAGCCCTTTTATGAATTTTGGAGGGGGTTTGTTAGATGCCATGTTTATGCAACCACAACGTAGAGAAAATAAATACAACGATGCAATAAAATTTATGCAAGATAATGCTTATGGACAATCAGTAGGTAATGATTTGTTTAACGTTTTTACACCTCAACAATATTATAGAAATGTATCAGGTAATGCGTTAAGTCCTAAAGTTCCAATAACCCCTCAAGGTCAAAACTTAACTGTAGGACAAGCTGTTGAAGCTGTTGTAAATCAAGAAAGAGGTGACCAAGTTTATGATCCTCTTACTGGTACAATGAGAAGCTCAAATGCAAATAGAAATGTTGGTTCACCAATATCAGAAGATTTATCAGGTGGTTTGTTATACACCTCTCCTTTAACTTCAGTAGATTCTAGTGGCAATAGGTCAAGAAACAATGATGCTTACAAATCGGCAATAGCTAGAAACATTGAACGAAATAAAAAGAATACTGGTACAAGTGGATTTTCTATGAACGTAGGCGGAACTGGTAAAGCAGGATTTTATCGTGGCAGATAGTGAAATTAAAAGAAGCCAACAAGCAAAAGATATAATAGAAAACCCTATTTTTGTAGAAGCAGTACAAAAAGTTAGAACAGAGTTACACACTGAGTGGTTAAACTCTGACACAAAAGATTCAGAACAACGAGAGAACATCTTTGTCATGAGAAGAATGTTAGAAGTTGTCTTGATGCAAATACAATCAGTTATGGAAACAGGCAAGATTGTAAAAAAATAACAGGAGAAATATAAATGGCAGAACAACCAGTAATGGATTCTGTAACAGAAACTCCCAGTGAATCTGTTGCACCAACGCCCAAACCTCTTAATTCACAAGGAGAGGTAGCTGATGCCCTGAAGAACTTACTTAATACGGAAGCCTCTAAGACTCAGGAAACAGCAAGTGAAGAATCAACAAAAGAGGTAAGCGACTCGGAAACGAATATCGAAGATGCTTTTGACGATGATGAACTAATCGATCATATTGAAGATGAACAACCATCTGAAAGTAATCAGGAACTTTATAGAGTTGTTGTCGATGGACAAGAACAAGAAGTCACCCTTGATGAACTCACGAAGGGTTATTCTCGACAAAGTGATTATACTCGTAAAACCGAAAAACTATCGCAAGATAGAAAGAGTGTAGAAGAATTGAAAAATGAATACACTAGGCAGAACGAGGAGGCTAAAATCAAAAGAGATCAATACGAAAAGCAAATACAAGTATTGTCTGAACAATTAAAACAAGCTGAACCTAGTAAGGCAGATTTAGATAATCTTTATGAAAACGATCCAGCAGAGTATGTTCGCATAAAAGCCGAACAAGATCGAAGGAAAGAATTAATAGAGAAAGCTAGTCAAGAGCAAGAAAGAATACAAGCTGAAAAACAAGATGAGCAAACTAAACAATATAATGCTTATCTTGAACATCAAAGACAACTTCTTACTCAAAAATTGCCTATTTATGCTGACAAAGAAAAAGGTGCAGAATTTACAAATAATTTAGTAAAATATGCCAAAGACATTGGTTACACAGACCAAGAAATAAATATGTTAGTAGATCATAGATCCGTTATTATGTTAGCTAATGCTTATCGTTACGATAAGTTAAAGAAAGCTAACCTGAAAAATAAAAAAGTAACAAAGGTATCTAAGGTCGTCAGTTCATCTAGTAGTAAAATTCAAGACGATAATGAAGTTGCAAAACGATTGAAATCTAAAAAAGCAAATCTTAGAAAGACAGGAAAAGTAAATGATGCTGTTTCTGTTTTACAAGAATTGTATTCTCAATAACAACAACATAGAAAGGAATAAGTAATGGCACAACCAACCAATACTTTTGATACCTATGATGGTGCAAACTCTATAAGAGAAGATTTAGCTGATGTAATTTATAATATTAGTCCATCAGAAACTCCTTTTATGAGTAATGCAGCAAAAGGTACAGCCTCAAGTACATTGTACGAATGGCAAACAGACTCACTAGCTGATACTGCGGCTAACGCACAGATCGAAGGTGATGATTATGACGGAGATGCAAGAACTGCAACTGTCAGACTTAACAACAGAACACAAATCTCAGCAAAGTCAGTAACTATTTCAGGTACAGACGATGCAGTAGATAACGCTGGAATGTCTACACAAATGGCATACCAACTTGCAAAGATGGGTAAAGAACTCAAGCGAGACATGGAAAGAGCTTTTGTAGGAATTGAAAATGCAAAAGTTGCTGGTAATGCTTCAACAGCTAGAGAACTTGCATCTGTAGGAACTTGGTATGGTGGTAACAAACCTGGTACTTCAAGTGCCGCTGGTAACTTTTCTGTAGGTGGTTCACCTTCAGCAAGTCCAGCAGGTGATGGATCTACAGCTATCGCTGGTGGTTCTAACAGAACTTTTACAGAGGCACTACTAAAAGCTGGTCTTTTAAAAGCCTTTGAACTAGGTGGAGAACCTGAGACTATATTGATGACACCATCACATAAGCAAACAGCATCTGCATTTGCAGGGGTGGCAACAAAATATAAAGATGCCAGTGATAGAGTATCTATTGGTACTACTGACATCTATGTATCAGACTTCGGTGAAGTTGCATTTGTACCTAACAGACACCAAAACGCAAACAGAGTAGATATCCTACAAATGGATATGTGGAGTGTGGACTTTTTAAGACCATTCCAAACTACTGATCTTGCAAAAACTGGTGACGCAGACAAGAAGCTACTCTTAACTGAGTACACTTTATGTGCAAAAGCACCAAACGCAAACTTTGGTATATTTAACTTAACTGCATAATTGTAGCTAAAGGACAGGGAGGGATTATATGCCCTCCCTTTTTAATTAGAGAGGAAACAATGACAGTATTCGCAAATAAAAAACATTCATCAAGACTTTATAAAGTAGTGGCAAACTCAATTAAAAAAGATCAAACAATCTCAAGAGGACTTGGTAAAAGACAATCCAAACAAACTTCAGGTGGAGATAGAAAGTATGATCCAATGTTGAGTATGAGAAGCAATCAAGGTCTAGAAATACAAGACACAGTTGATATGATGATTGCAAAAGCTATAAAGTAATGACAAAAAAATTCTCGCTTAATGATCCTGACGATCAAGCATCTGTAAAAACTAATTTAATTGTAGATGAAGCTGAGAATAAATTTCATATTGAAAACTATCAAGATCAAGAAACTATTAAAGAAATCTTAGATGCAAACAAAGTAGCTCAAAACGAAGGTGCTTATAAGTCTCAAGCATTAAAAAATGAAAAAGGTTATCGAGTTGCAAGACTACCAAACATAGTGGTTCACCAATTAGCAAAACAAGGCATACTGAATTACAATGGTACAGTCCTTGATAAGCCAAGATTTTTTAGATGGTTGAACGATTCAGATAATAGACATTTTAGAATTTATACAGGTAACTTATAATGGCAATAGATACATACACAAATCTCAAAACATCAATAGCTAACTATCTTAATAGAAGTGATTTGACTGCTTTTCTTGGTGATTTTATTACTCTTACAGAAGCAAGATTGAATAGAGAGTTGCGTGTGAGAGAAATGGTAAACACAGACACATCAACTACTACTGTTGCTGGTACACAAAGCTATGCCTTACCAACAGGATATATAGAGGCAACCACAGTAATCTATCAAAGTGATCCCTATTGCACACTTAAATTTATAAATAACAGTGATTTTTATAACAAATATAACGATAGTCAGAGTAGAGGAAAGCCACAATTCTTCACTATAGTTGGCACAAATATTCTTTTAGGCAGACCACCTGATTCAGCAACAACACTACAAATAAACTTTTACAAAAAATTAGATACTCTTTCTGACACAAACACTACAAACACAATATTAACAAATTATCCTGAACTCTATTTATATGGTGCATTAGCAGAGTCAGCTCCATTTATTATGCAAGATGAAAGAATAAATACATGGGGTACTCTTTACAAAGAGTCACTAAAAAATGCTAACGAAGCATCATCAAGGGGTTCAACAACTACATCACCACTACAGATGTCCACAACACAGGTAGCATAAAATGATTGAATTTGGTGATTTACAAGCCGATCTTCCTTCTTATGAAAACTCAGGTGCATTAGTTGTAGATAATGTTTTACCTCTTGCAAAAGGCTACAAAAGCCTAGCTGGTTTTCAGGCATTGAGTGGAACAGGATTAGGTAATCCAGCAGTAGGATTATTTACAAGTTTTAGTGCCAGTGGTTCTACTAACTATGCTGGTGATGCTACTAAATTATATCAGATGGACTCCTCGCTAGTCTTTCAAGATAAAAGTAAAGCTGGTGGTTACAACAACTCTACTACAGAAAACGCTAGAGACTTTTGGGCATTTACACAGTTTGGATCAAACATCATCGCAACTAACTTTGCAGATAACATACAAAAGTTTGAAGAAGGTGTAGATAGTGCCTTCAGTGATCTAATAGCATTAAAAGCTAAGTTTATAGCTGTTATAAGAGACTTTGTTGTTGTTGGTTATACCAACGAGTCAAGTGTAGAGTACAATCAAAGAGTTAAATGGTCAGGTATCAATGACAGTTCTACATGGACTCCAAGCCAAGCAACACAATCAGGCTTTCAAGATATTGTTGGTAGTCATGGTAATGTTCAAGCAATAGTTGGTGGTGAGTCTGCTGGTGTCATCTTTATGGAAAAGGCAATCTACAGAATGTCTTATGTAGGTGTTCCATTAGTATTTCAATTTGACAAGATCGCAGATAACATTGGAGCATTTGCACCTAAGTCTGTGGCTTCTTACGGAAACATGATTTTTTTCTTAGCACAAGATGGTTTCTATAAACTGACTGGTGGACAACAACTGACACCGATTGGAAATGGTAAAGTAGATAACTTCTTCTTTGATGATCTATCATCTAATCTAGATGGTATTACATCTGCTGTCGATCCCAATAATAGTATTGTTGTATGGTCTTATCGAGGATCAGGAGCTACAGGAACAACTAATAACAAGTTACTGATATACAACTATGCAGTTGATAAATGGAGTACAGGATCAGGACAAGACTTAGAGTTTATTGCTAGTGCATCACAAGAGGCATTTACTACATTAGAAAGCCTTGATGTGTTAGGCGACTTAGATAACTTACCTAAATCTCTAGACTCATACTTCTACAAAGAAGGTATTGTTGGTCTTGCTGGTTTTAACTCAGCAAACAAGTTTGGAAAATTTATTGCAAACAGTTTATCAGCTACAGTAGATACGACAGAGTTTGAGGGTGCAAAAGGCAAAAGATCAACACTTATCGAGTGCAGACCTATTGTTGATGGCACATCAAATACCTCTGTTACAGTAACACCAATAACAAGGCAATCACAACTTGATACCACAACAACTGGCACTGCTGTTGATACTAATGATACTGGCACTTGTCCTTTACGATCTACCTCAAGGTATCATCGCATCAGGGTTAATGTGACAGGTAACTTTAATACTCTTAGCGGTGTAGATATAGAAGCGAGACCTGAAGGTGGCAGATAATCAGTTTCCTACAGTTCCATTGTCAATACCTGACACTGGACAACATTTAAGACTAGTTTCAACATCATTAAACAATACAATTAATGGTAAATTAAACAGCACAGGAACAGTAACATTAAGAGCAAGTCAAACAACAACGACTCTTACCGATGCAAGAATAGGTGGAAACTCAATAATATTGTTCATGCCAACAACTGCAAATGGTAGCACAGCTCTCAATGGACTTCATGTTTCTGCTAGAGCAAGTGGAAGTGCAACATTAACTCATGCAAGTTCAACAAACGCAGACCAAAACTTATCATACTGTGTCATTGGATAATGTAGTCACTAGAGTACCTAGTGAAGATGTTGAATTTATATGGAGTCAAGTAGCTCCATTATTAGAAAAAGCATTAGACGAAACTTATAGTATCAAGGACATACTGTACGGATTAGCTAATGATCGTATGCAACTATTTATTAGTTGGAATAATAACAAAGTAGAAAGTGCTGTTGTAACTGAAGTAGCACAATACCCTCAGTCTAAAGTCTTACGATACTTTTTGGCTGGAGGAAACAACCTAGATAACTGGTTAGAAAGAATACAAGAAGTAATAGAAAAATTTGCAAAAAAACAAAATTGTACTCACCTTGAAGTAGCTGGAAGAAAAGGCTGGGTGAGAAAATTGAAAGGATTTAGAGTTAAAGCATACTTACTAAATAAGGAAATATAAAATGTCAAAAGGATCATCACCACAAAATGTAACTACAACATCATCTGCTGAACCATCAGAGTTTATAAGACCATATCTGACACAAGCGATTGATTACAGCCAAGATTTATTTGAGTCTGATTTACCAAACTTTTTTCCAAATAATACCTTTGTAGCTCCAGCCGCTGAAACACAAGCGGCATTAGATTTAGCATCTGCAAGAGCTGTAGCTGGAAATCCGTTACTAAATCAATCACAAAATCTTGCTCAACAAACACTAGCTGGAGACTTTCTATCTCCTACTACTAATCCCTATTCACAAGCATTGTTTAATCAGATGGCTGACGATGTAACATCTAAAGTACAATCACAGTTTAGTAGAGCTGGTCGTTTAGGATCAGCCGCCAATCAAGAAGTGTTATCTGATTCATTAGGTAGATTAGCAAATCAAGTTTATGGAGATCAGTTTAATCGTGAAAGAGCATTACAAGCTCAAACCATGATGACAGCACCACAACTAGGTGAAATGGATTACAATGATGTTTCAAGATTAGCACAGGTGGGAGCAGATAGAGAAAGTATAGAACAAGCAAAACTACAAGATGCAATCGCAAGATTTGACTTTGAACAACAAAAACCATTTCTTAAATTAAATCAATTCTTAGGTGCATTAGGTTCACCAGTACCAACACAAACAGTATCAACACAACCTGTCTTTAGAAACACAGGTGCTGGATTACTGGGTGGTGCGATGGCAGGAGCTGACATAGCTGGAATGATGCCACAAGGCTCTATGTTTGCTAATCCTCTCTTTGGAGCAATCGGTGGTGGATTATTAGGAGGGTTCTTTTAATGGATAGATTAATGAATGTAAGAAATCAAATTATAGATGGTTTATTACAAAGTAGAATACAACCTATTATTCAAAAATATAACCAACCAAAACAAACAGGATTATTAAATTATGTTAGAAGTCCTCAAGGTCGAGACATCGCTACAGGATTACTAGCACAATCAGGTTACTCTACTATGCCTCAAAGTTTTGGTCAGTCTTTAGGTGTTGCCATGCAGAACGCACAAGATCGTGCTATGGTTAGAGATGCTAATGAATTAAATGCCATTTCTACATTTGCAGATATTCAAAACCTATTTAAAGGACAAGATCAAAAAGATAGGCAAATAGATCAAACTGATGAACAAATAAAACTTGAAGGAGATAGAACAAAATCAAGTATTGAATTACAAGGAAAACAAGGCGATCAGATAGAAAGCAATATTGAAATAGATCAACAAAGAATCGATCTTGATGAAGATAAGTTTGATCTTCAAAAAGATATGTACAACTTTGAAAAAGAAAAGTTTACTTGGGAAAAAGAGAACCCTGATGCTAAATCAGAAATCGGTCAATTAGTACAAGATAAAAATAATGGTATTATAGATCAGGATCAATTAGACAAAGGTTTAACAGATATTTTAGGCACAGATGGAACAACAGCAACTATTCAAAATTATCAATATGTAGCTAAACAACTTTTTGATGGAGATGAGTCAAAAGCTATATTATTCTTAGAGTCAAGCAAAGGTGAATCACAAGAGGATTTCGTTAAACAATGGATTGCAGACGCTAAAAATAACCCAGCTAGACCTGATAATTTAGGCTACTTAACAGCAGAAGCAAACTATGCTTGGAATTTAAGTAGTGCAAAACCATTACCAAATAGCGTAGATGATGCAGAAAAAGGAACTTATTATTATAACAACGCTGGAGAATTAGCTTTATTTGATGGAACAAACCTTATTCCAGTCACTAAACCAGTATTACCTCAATAATGACACAGTTATTAAGTTTTGATGAATTTAGCAAAAACAAAAATGTGCAACAAAGTAGTAACAATGTTTTGTCTTTTGAAAGTTTTAAAACCCAAAATAATGTAGATAGTTTTAATCAGGAAAAGAAAGAAACAATATCTTTTGATGATTTTAAAAATCAAACTGGCACAAATACTCAATTTGAAAACAAGACTAATCAACAACCTTCACAGCTTAATATTGAATACATAAATCAACACCCTGATTTTGAATCAAGTGGTGGTTTTGATGTTAGGTTAATACCTGATTTTGATTCTATAGAAGATGCCTCTGCATACTATGGTTTACCTGTAGATCAATTAACTAATGAGATTGTTCCTGAAGTGCCGATGCAAGGTGATAATAGTTACGACAATGTAAATTATAAAAAAAAATATATACCTAATCTGCCTATAGAAGATGGTTATTATGATAAGGGTAGCTTTAATCCTTTTGATGATAAAAAATCTGATTGGTCACTTACAAGCAGAACAATGGATTACATTTGGAGTGATGAATTAGGTATTAATAAACAAACTGTAGAAGAAATAGAAAATCCTTTTTTTAAAAAAATTGCTGGTAGTCCTGTTGTTATGGGAGCTAGTGACATACTAGATGGTACACTACGAACAATACAGACAGCGATTTATGGTGGAGCTGGTGTTGTAGGTGATACTGTAACAAATATTACAGGTGATAAAGCAGATGGTGCTAGAACGCAAAGAGATTTAATTGCATTGTTTGAATCAACATTACCACAACAAATGTCCACTGCTGGTGCTAGTGCAAGATCGTGGGGATATACAAAAAATCAAGTCAAACAATACGATACATTAGGAAAAAAATCTATAGATCAATATGTTGATACTACTTTTAAAAACAGTCCAAATAAAAACAAAATAAAAAAAGAGTTAAATAAAAAGTTTGATGAAGGTATTGTTAAGGCAGATACAATTATCAATAAATTAGAAAAGAATGTTGAAAAGGTTCTTAGCGATAAAAGAGTAAACTTTAAATACTTTGATGACAATGTAATGAAGTCAAGGTTCAAAGACAACAATATAAAACTTGGTAAGCCTGATGATATTAAAAACTTATTGCAGTTTAGTGAAAGTAGTATTCTTAGAAATGTAGATAGATTTATACTTGCACCTTTTAGAACAAGAGGAAAAAAAACTCCTCAAATGCAAAAATTGTATGAATTATATCAAGGTAAAATTAGAGGCAACAATCATAGAGCTGTATCAACTGCAAAACAAATTGAGAGACAAGTTAATAAAATAGCTAAAAAGTTTGATCCTAATAAGTTTAATGTAAAGTTTAAAAATAAAAAAGAATTTAAAACTAAAATATTTGATGACATACAAGAAGTTTTAGTAGGCAACAAATCAATAAATACTTTAGATGAATCACTTAGACCATTAGTAGGTAAAGCTAGGTCTTTAATAGATAATTTAAGTGGTCAGTTAGTACAAAGCAATAGTTTAGGAAAATCAATAAAAAAAATTATTGAGAACAATGTTGGTTCTTATGTTAGACAAAGCTATAAATTATACAGAGGTGGTTTTAACCCTAACAAACAAATTAGACAAAACGCTTTTGAATATATACAAAAACAAGATCCTTCACTGACTAATGCTGAAGTTAATGGTGTTATTAACAAAATATTAGATAAAGGTGATAATACAAACTTCGCTTCCACTGTAGAATCTTTACCCAAGCAATCACAATCGTTATTCTTAAAGAAAAAAGACATAGCTCCTGAGATTAAAGCTCTTTTGGGTGAAGTAAAAAACCCCTTAGAAAATTTAATCAATACTATTGATGATTTAACTAAATGGGTAGAATCTGATAAATACTTTAATAGAATAAAACAAACAGGTTTTAATAAGTATATTTATAAAAAACCAACAGGTAGGTTTGCTACTGAGATTATTGGTAATAAATACAATCCACTTAAAGGTTATCACACAAGCCCTGAAATAGCTCAAGTTTTAAAATCTATAGATGAAACTTCTATTAGTAATATTTTGTTGCCTTACAAAGTATTTTTATTTGGTAAAGGTGTCAGTCAATATTCTAAAACAGTTCTAAACCATGTAACACAATTAAGAAATTTACAGGGTGGAATTTTGATGGCTATGTTTAATGGTGTCAATCCTTTTAGTAAAACAGGTTGGTCAGCATTTAAAACTGTAGCTAATGACATAGGAAAAATGTCAGATGAGGTATTAAATTTAAAATATCAAGAATATTTAGATTTAGGCGTTGTTCGTACAAGTGTTAAAATAAACGAACTTAAAGGTGTCTTTAAAGATGTTGAAATGGCAAATTCAATGTTTAGTTTTGTTGATAAGATAACTAACAATATAGTTTTTAAAAATGCCAAAAAACCCTTAGATTTTTTACAAAATGTTTACATGGGTGTTGATGATCTTTTTAAGATTATTGTTTATGAAAAAGAATTAGCAACTCTTAAAAGAGCTTATCCTGACATGGTAGCTAACCCTGTTAAATTAAAACAATTAAAAAAACAAGCTAGTGAAATTACTACCAATACTATGCCTACTTATGATAAAGTTCCACCAGCAATAAAATATTTAAGAAGATTGCCTATTGGTAACTTTGTATCTTTTCCAGCAGAGATATTAAGAAATACTGTTTTTTCTGTAAAACAAGGAATAAAAGAATTAGGCACAGCAAACAGTGTTATTAAAACAAGAGGTGCAAAAAGATTTGCTGGTAATATAGTTATAGGTGGTTTTGGTTTAAAAGTTGCAAACGAAACCTACAACACAGCTAGGGGTTATACAGAAGATACAATAAAGGCAATTAAAGCATTTGTTCCTTCATGGAGTAAAGATTCTAATATTACTGTCTTAAATGATAATCCTGAAAATATACAATATGTTGATTCTAGTTATACATTTCCGTATGACATTTTACACAGACCAATCAGAACAGCAGTAAATGAATGGTATAATGGTAAAAGAGATAATAAAACTTTAGATGAAGTAATTATTCAATCAAGTATTGCAAGTATAGAAGAATTTGCTAGATATTTTTTAGATGAATCCATTTTAACATCTAAAATATTAGACATAACAAGAAACAAACAATCTAATGGCAGACAAGTTTATAATCCTGAACTACCAGTTGCAGATCAAGTTAATGCTATGTTCCTTCATGTACTTGATGCTTTTGTTCCTGCTGGTTATGACCAACTAGAAAAATTATACAAATCATTTAATGGTATTGTTGAACCTTATGGTAAAGAATACGATCCAAAGATAGAATTATTAGCTAACTTTGGAGGTCTGAGAGTTTCTGAAATTGACATTAAAGAAGCATTTAATTTTAAGATTCCTGAACATAACCAAAATGTAAACAATGCCGAAAAGATATTTCGTAAAATAGCAAACAATCAAAATGTAGTTACAGAACAAGAATATATAAACGCATATATTACAGCAGAAAAGGCAAGATATCAAAATTGGACAGAAATGAACAACTTGGTTCAAAGTGCGTTTGAGTTAGGATTAGGAAAAACAGAGGTAGCAAAAATTTTGTTAGAAAACAATATAAGTAAAAATGATGTTGGTATGTATTTATCTGGTAAATACTTACCTTATTTTCCTTCTAAAGAAACTATAGGTCGTATTAATGAATCAGGTAATTCTTTTCCAATTAACACAATTAGAAAAATATACAGAAATTTATCAGGAGTTCCTTTAGGAGATTACCAAAATTTTGAACAGAGTATTCAAAAAAATTAGGAGTAAAAAATGACAGTATCAAATTACAGCACAACAGCTAGTAGTAATACAGCTATTAATGGAGTTAATATCTCTGAGGGTATGTCACCCTCTGATGTAAACAATGCCATTAGAGAACAATTAAAAGATGTAAGATCAGTATGGAACGACAAAGAGTGGTTCTTATTAGGTGATGGTGATGGCACAACAACATTTACAAGAGCCTCTGCTACATCAGTTACAGTAGCATCAAACATAACTTCTACTCACCATGTAGGTCGTAGAGTCAAAGTTATTGGATCTAATACAGGAACTATCTTTGGTAAGATTGCTACAAGTGCATTTTCTTCACCAAACACAACATTAACTTTTACTTTCGACAGTGGCTCACTGAACTCAGGTGATACTACAGTTGCAGTCTATGTAGGTTCAGTATTTACAAATCCAGCTAATCCTGTTGTCGATGAAGATAACATGGCTAGTGACAGTGCTTTACTTCCTCCTTCACAACAATCTGTAAAAGCATTTGTTACTTCAGGCACAGTTACTCTATCTAACAAAACTATAGCATTAGGCAGTAATTCAGTATCAGGAACTACTGCTCAATTTAACTCTGCGTTATCAGATGGGAGCTTTGCTACATTAGCTGGATCAGAGTCTCTTACTAACAAAACTCTAACAAGTCCTGTTATCAACACATCAGTATCAGGATCAGCGATCTTAGATGAAGATAATCTAGCATCAAACTCAGATACACAACTTGCTACTCAACAATCTATTAAGGCTTATGTGGACTCACAAGTCACAGCACAAAACCTAGATATAACAGATGGTAGTTCTACAATTAGTATTGATTTTATATCCGAAACACTAGGTCTTTTAGGTGGTACAGGAATAGATGCAACTGCATCAGGAAACAATGTAACCCTTGCTATTGACTCTACTGTAGCTACCAAGACAGGCTCAGAGACCTTAACTAACAAAACTATGAGTGGTGCATCGAATACATTTTCTGCCATTCCTACCTCTGCATTATCAGGCACAGTATCTAATTCGCAAGTAGGTACAGGCATAGATGCTACCAAGATAGCTGATGGTTCTGTAACAAATACAGAGTTTCAGCATATCGGTACTGTGTCATCAAATGTTCAAACTCAGTTAGATGGTAAACTTACAGCAAGTAATAATTTATCAGATATAGGCACAGCAGCTACAGCAAGATCAAACTTAGGTCTTGGTAGTATGGCTGTTCAGAACTCAGGTACAGTCTCTATAAGTGGGGGATCAATCACAGGATTATCAGATCCATCAAGTAGTTCAGATGCAGCTAATAAAAGCTATGTCGATCAGGCTGTTGCTGGTCTTAGAACAAGAACTATTGCTGAGGTAGCAACTACAGCAAATGTTAATCTTACAAATGGATTAGAAGCTGGTGATACCATAGATGGTGTTACTCTTGTTGCTGGTGATAGAGTCTTAGTCAAAGATCAATCTACTGCTACAGAGAATGGTTTATACTTAGCAGTATCAAGTGGAGCAGCATCGAGAGATCCTGAACACGATAGTATCGCTGAGTTAAGTGGTGGTATGGTTGTGGTGAACCAAGGATCTACCAATGACAACAAGATATTCCTCTGTACTACAGATAGCGATGGCTCACTTGGTACAACAAACATAACTTATACACAAGTTACTCCAAGTAACACAGGAACAGTAACAAGCATTGGTATAACCCAATCAGGTTCAGAATTTTCTATATCAGGATCACCAGTTACATCTGCTGGTAATATAACACTAGATGTAAACAGAATTAGTGCTACTAAAATTGGTGCTAACTCAAATGTTTCAGATACAGAATATGGGTTTCTCGATGGAGTAAGCTCATCAATACAAACACAAATTAACAACAAAGCTGGTGCTGGTTT